AAGACCGAACTAGCTTTTGGTGATGATTACATCAATCAATTTATAGATGTTGATTTATTGTATGAAGCAAAAAATGGCTAGACCGACATGGACAAATTTGGGAAGTCGCCGCCATTTCGGTCAGCACAGGTATTAGCCCTAAAGATTTATTAGAGGTTGATCCGGCAGTGTATATGGCGATTAAAGCAATATTGCAAGAGCAGGCTGCAAAAACAAAAGGGACAGTCAGGCGGAGATAATGGCAGAGCTTAAAGCCGATAGATCCCTCAAGGCTGTTTATGTAGAAAATTTAGATGCGATCATGAAAAAAATGGAAGAGGTTGATCCTGACACGCAAAAAATATTTAAGAAAGAATTGCGCAAACAAATTAAGCCTGTAGAAAAATTGGCTAAAAGTTTTATACCATCTGAGGTGTTTCCCGGCTGGAGAGATACTAAGCCTTACTATCCACCTACATGGGGATGGGCTTTTGATCAGGTTCATAGAGGCCGCACCTATGGCAAAACAAATGAGTCAAGATGGCAATGGTCACAAGCGGATGCTATTGCCGGCATACAAATTACAAGTGCAAAGGTAAAAGTGCAAAGAGTCAAAGGCACTAAATTTTCTGTAACAGCTTTAGCCCTTGTAAATAAATCAGTGCCGGGAATTATTTTTGAATTGACTGGCGGCGGTACTGCAAGGAGTAGAGGCAAGACAAGGCGCGTAAGTCGCAACCCTAATGCAAGTGAAGGATTTATCCGCAAAGTGTCACAAGCTCATGGCGCAATTGCCGGAGATGGTAAGGGCAAAAGAGTAATCTATAAAGCTACAGCTGAGAAAGGCGCACAAGCTCTAGCCGGTATTGAAGCCACAATTAACAAATATCTGGGCAGTAAATTTAGAGGTAACTAATGGCACTAAGTCAAAATGTTGTAATTAACTTTCTTACCAAGTTTGATAAAAAAGGTTTGCAAAAGGCTACTAAAGAGCTTAAAGGTTTTGATAAGTTTATAGCCTCTAGTAAGTTTGCAACAAAGGCAGCTTTGGTCACAGCTGGTCTTGCCTCTGCCTATGCCTTAGACAGACTTGCAAAATCATCTGTTAGAGCTGCACTTGAACAGGAAAGATTAGACAAATCTATAGAGCAATCTCTTAGCTCAATCAATGAGCTTGGCTCTTTAGGCAGTGTTAAAACTTTAATTGCAGATCTACAAACTGCTACAAACATCACTGAGGATCAATTAACGCCGGCATTAAATGGTTTAATTATTTCAACAGGGGATTTAGCTAAAGCGCAAAATTTATTAGGCGTTGCAATTGACACAAGTAAAGGAAGCGGCGTTGATTTACTTACAGTCACAGATGCTTTGGGTAAAGCAAACAGAGGGAATTTTAGAACTTTAGGTCAATTAGGTCTTGGCTTTAATGCAGTCACAGCTCAAGAAATGGGCTTGGCTGAGATAACAGATTACTTAATCCTTAAGTTTGGCGGAGCTGCAAAGCGAGCTACAGAAACTTTTGGCTCAAAATTAGATGACCTTAAAATTAGTGCAGGTGAGGCACAAGAAAACTTAGGTCAAGGGTTTATCACAGCCGCAGAAATCATTATTGGTAGCAGTGATGCAACAGATGTGTTTGGTGCGAAACTTGAACTATTAGGATTAAATGGTGGCTACATTGTAATTGCTTTAGCTGATAAAGTTAATAAAATACAAGATGCTTTTAGTGGGTTAAGTAAAAAAATCAATAGTGATCCAATCTTAAAATTCTTTTTTGGCTCTGCTAAATCTATTCCAGTATTGGGTGGCTGGATTGAAGGCTTTAGAGGTTTAGCTGAGGATGGCAAAAGAATTGCAGAAACCTCTAAAGAAACTGTTGAACAGACAGAGGAACAAAAGGCCGCTGCCGCAAAACTAGCCGCTCTACAAGCTAAATTTGATAAGTTTGCCGCTGCCGCTTTAGACAAACAGAAAAAACTTACAAAAGAAAAAGCTGCTCAAGCTGCATTAGATAAGAAAAAGGCAGAGCTTGAGTCTATGTTTGATATAGATAAGATTAACCTACAAGCTGCCTTAAGCCGTAAGTTATCCGGTGAGGATGAAATCCGCGTAAAACTATTGCAAAAATTAGCGGATGGCACAAAAGCCGCCATTGATGAGGCCTTAAAATATGCAGATGTATTAAAAGTTATTGAGGATGGAAAGATTACAACCGCAGAGGTTGAAATGTTAGCTAAAAAATGGGGTATGACCACTGTTGAGGTTTTGCTTTATTTACAACAATTGTTCATAGCTAATGAAGAGCTACGCAAAATGCTTGGGTTAATGGATGAATTAAGTAAGAAAAAATTTCCTACCCCGGCAGGGGCAACAATGTTTGACCCAGGATATTTTACAAATTTAGGGCAACAATTAGTAGGCACGCTTGGTTATACAGGCATGAGTGCAGCTGAGATTTCAGCTGAAAGATATAAAGAAAGCGGTGCAGGTCGCAGAGGCATACCTTTTATGGCAGAGGGCGGAGTAGTTTCTAAGCCTACAATTGCAATGATTGGAGAAGCTGGAGCTGAGGCTGTAATCCCTCTTGATCGCATGGGTAGCATGGGTACAAAGGTGACAGTTAATGTTGCCGGCTCTGTAATCTCTGAGGGTCAATTACAATCTGTAATCCAAGATGTTTTGTATAACTTAAACCGCACTGGAGCAGTTACCCAGTTAGCAAACTTAGGTAGATAATGTCAGCCGCAGTATTTAAGGCAGAGATAGATTTTAGCAACGGCGCGAGTTTTGATCCGGCTCTTATTCTTGATGACATCAATACAGTTTTAGACTCAGCTGTTTTAGGTACGGCTGCCGCAGACATTGTAGATATAACACCCTTTGTAACTCAGTGCTACATAAAGCGTGCCTTTAATAGATCATCTGACTCATTTATAGGTGGCAGTGCAAAGATAATATTTGTTGATCAAACAGGTACATTTAACCCTGCCAATACATCCTCAGCTCTGTATGGCAAAATAAAACCTATGCGCAAGATCCGCATGACTGCATCTTTCAACAGTATTAACTACAGCCTTGGATCTTTTTATGTGCAAGAGTGGAATTACAAAAGCCCTACTGGATTTGACCCTGCCTATGTAACCCTTAATTGTGTTGATGGTTTTCAGCTACTAAATCTTACAACCCTTACTACTGTCACAGGTGGTACAGCTGGACAAACTACAGCTGCAAGAGTTACAAGTTTGCTTGATGCTGGAGATTGGCCAGGTGGCATGAGGGACATATCTACAACAGCTACTACTACTGTACAAGCTGACAGTGGAGCTTCAAGATCTTTACTTGGAGCTTTGCAAGAGATTGAGCAGACCGAAACCGGGGCTTTGTATGTGGATCAAAGAGGCTTTGTTAAATTTATGTCAAGGACAGACATTATTACTGACTCTGGAGCAGCTCTTACAAAATTCTCAGATGTTGATGGATCAGGTGATATAACCTATCAAAATGTTGAGTTTGACATATCTGATTATCAAATGATCAACAAAGTAACTGTAACCCCTGTCGGTTTAACAGATCAAATTGCTAGTGATACTGCAAGCATTGATGATTATTTTCAACATAGCCGAGTTAGATCAGGCATTATGCAAACAGAGGCAGATGCTCTAAATCAAGCTCAAATGATTATTGCCTCACGCAAAGAGCAAGGTGTTGATATACAGCTTAACTCTTTAACTGTAGATGCTTACAGTCAAGCTGATCCTGCTAGAACTACGGCAGCTTTAGCCCTTGACATTTTTAACCCTATTGAGGTCACTCAAACTCTACCTGCCGGAAATGTAGTGAGTGATAGTGTTATAGCAGGGGTGCAGTACCAGATCACCCCTAATTCTTTTCTTGTAACATTTTCATGCGCTCAACCCTTTGCCGTAGGTTTTTTGCTAGACTCGGCGGTGGATGGAAAAATTGGCGAAGACAGTTTGAGTTACTAGGAGATACATGGCAGCAGGTTTAGGTTTTAAGACGTTTACAACTGGCGAGGTATTGACCGCCGCTAACGTTAATGGTTATTTAATGCAAGGCATTTTAGTCTTTGCAAGTGCAGCAGCTAGAGATGCAGCGATTACATCACCGCAAGAAGGACAAGCGTGCTATTTAAAAGATACCAATGAAGTACTTACATATTCTGGTAGTGCTTGGGTAGCTGTAGGTGCCGGCGGTGGCATTACTTTAATTACTGAAACTGTTGCAAGTACATTAAGCAGTTTAAGTTATACATCATTAGGCAGTTACAAACAATTATTACTATGGTGGTCTGGAATACAACACTCAACAACAGGAAGTTCATTTACAATTCGCTTTAATGCTGATAGCACTGGCGGCAATTATCAAGTATTTGGGTTAGACTTAATGACAGGCCCGGCTGTTGGTGCGCCAATACTAGGAAATCAAGGTGCGGTTTATACAGGATCAGCAAATACACCTTTTGGAATAGATGCTAATGGCGCAGATACTTACAAACACGTTAGCGGTTATTTAATTGTGGATAATTACACTAGCGCTACTAAGTTTAAGAATTATAGAGGCCATCACGGTTTTCAAAACACTACAACATCAAATTATACTAGTGGTATTTACAATGGTTTTTATCTATCAACAAGTGCAATAACCAGCATTGATATTACAAGATTAACAGGTGCTGCTACCTTTTCAAATATAGCAAATTCATCAATTAGATTGTATGGTATCTCATAATGAGTAAACTAATAATAAATTGCCAAACAGGCGAAGAAACTTTAAGAGAGTTAAACAAGGCTGAGAAAGATCAGCAAAAACTTGATGAGGCACAAGCAGCAGTAGTGCAAGCCGAAGCCGAAACAAAGGCTCAGGCTAAAGCGGCAGCCGAAGGCAAACTTGCAGCCCTTGGTTTAACTATTGATGATTTAAGGGCTTTAGGTTTATAGCACAATCTTGAGGAAGTGTGTAATGGATGGCAAGAATTATTGAGCTAACAAGTCCTAACGGATGGCCGGCTAGTGAAGACCGCAAAGCTATAGGCATACAATCTTTTGCCATACCCGGCACATCACTTAAGATTGCATGTGCCAAAGATGTAGCACCAATACTTGTTGCCTTTTGCCAAGACTTTCATGGATGGGTAGAGCCAATTGATCAAGGTCAATTAGATGACTGGGGTTATGCTTTTAGGATGACTAGGGGATCAGATAAAGTCCTTAGCAATCACTCATCCGGTACAGCTGTAGATTTGAACGCTACAAAACACCCTTTAGGTAAGTCAAATACATTTACAAAACAACAGTCAAATACTATACAATTGCTTATAGTCAAATATGGTTTGTCATGGGGCGGCAATTACAAAAGGCGTAAGGATGAAATGCATTTTGAAATAGCTTTGAACAAAGCCGAGGTACAAAACAAGATCAAAGAGTTAGGACTCAAATGAAATTAAGTGCAAAACAAAAGGCAATTATTAAATCTTATGCACGCAGCGTAGCCGCTGCCACTGTCACTACAGCTTTGGCTTTAGTAGCTGACATACGCCCTGAGCTATCTATCCTTGCAGGTGCGTTAGTCGCTCCTTTGATTAGATACTTTGATGGCACAGATAAGGCCTTTGGCCGTAATAGCTAATGAGTGCCAATGACATGGCCGCTCTCGCAGTAGCTCTTTTAACAATTGTTGCCTCTGTTTTTGCAGGTATTAGGTGGCTAGTCAAACACTATTTGTCAGAGCTTAAAGATGACCATAATGGTGGGCATAATTTAGAGGGCAGAGTCAGGCGCATAGAAAATAAGCTAGACACGCTTTATGAAATACTAATAACTAAAAACTAACCTGCATACCCTTCTCCTATGAGAAGCTGCGTGATAGTGCCAAGTAGAGGCAGACCTGAAAACATGGCCAGACTAGCTGCATCTTTTCTTGGCACAAACGCATCTGTAGATCTATATGCTGTAATAGATAATGATGATCCGAAATGGGATGAGTATGCAAAAAATGAAGAGTATAAATGCTTGCCTTCGGAGAATAAGACGGGCGGTTGCGCCAAAGCTCTTAATGATGCCGCGGTGCATTTACTTGATTACAGTCGCTTCCCTCTTTATGATCTGTACATTTTCATGGGTGATGATCACCTGCCTAGATCGCTGGATTGGGACAAGGCTTTTGAAAAAGCGTTATTAGGTAAGACCGGCATTGCCTATGGTGATGACTTATTACAAGGACAAAACTTGCCTACAGCTTTTGCAATGACTAGAGATATTGTTGATCAGCTAAGAGGTATTACTTTTCCCGGTTGCATACATTTGTATTTTGATAACTTTGTAAAACAATTAGCAATAGATCTTGGCTGTCTTATTTATCTACCAGATGTGATCATTGAACACCTGCACCCGGCAGCTGGTAAAGCTGAGATGGATGAAGGTTACGCAAGAGTCAATCAAGTTAAATGGTATGAGGAAGATCTATTAACCTTACAAACTTACTTGAGATCTACAGAGTATGCAGATCTTGTTTATGCACTTAAATGAAAGTCCTTATCACCGGCTCACATGGTTTTGTAGGTAGAGCTTTTAGGCGTGCCTTACCTTATGCACAATTGACTTTAGTAGATCTAAAAAATGGTACAGATTGCCGGGACTTTTTCAAATTAGAAACAAAAAAATATGATCTTGTAATACATCTTGCAGCTATTGTAGGTGGTCGGCAACAGATAGAAAATCAGCCTTTAAGTTTGGCTGTAGATCTTGCCATTGATGCTGAGTTTGCTAATTGGTGCATGGTTACAGAGCAGCCTTATGTAGTTTATTTCAGCTCATCCGCTGCCTATCCAACAGAGCTACAAACCCTAAACAAAAAACATAAGTTAAAAGAAAAAGATCTAAACTTTAAGAAAATTGGCGCACCTGATATGAGCTACGGGTGGGCTAAATTAACAGGTGAAATGTTGATGAGTTACCTGCGTGAAATGGGTACACAGGTCTTAATACTTAGACCTTTTAGTGGCTACGGCACTGATCAAGATATGACCTACCCTTTCCCTTCAATAATGCAGAGGGCAATACTTAACTCAAATCCATTTGATATATGGGGCAAGGCAACTACTACTAGGGACTTTATACACATTGATGATGTAGTAGATGCGGTAGTGACTATGGCACAAAACAATTGCAATCAGACAGTTAATGTCTGTACAGGTAGGCCTACTACTTTCCTTGAGCTATCACAGATAGCCTTAAAAACTCTTGGAATTACAAAGATGCCTAGGTTTAATATATTGGCTGATAAGCCGGCAGGGGTGGCCTACCGCGTAGGTGATCCAACAATGATGAGTGATTACTACACACCAAAGATTAGTCTTGAGGAAGGTGTCCACAGGGCTATCTCCGGTGTTTTATGATTTATGA